AGCCTTCAACAAGCAGGACGGCCTGGTTTACATTGTCTGTGACGGCTATCCCGACTTCCTGCGCGAGCCGGCCGCCCCCGAGTATTACACCGACGCCTTCTGGCCGTGGTTCCTGGTTGCTTTCAACGAAACCGAAGGAAAAGTCTTTCCCCCGTCCGACGTCACGCTGATCCGCTCGATGCAGCTCGAGCTCAATCGTTCCCGCCAGGGCCTGCGCGAGCACCGTTTCGCCAACCGCCCGAAGACGGCTTACTCCGAGGGCACGCTCTCTGCGGAAGACCTCGACGTCCTGCGCACCTTGCCCGTCAACGCCTTGGTCGCGATATCCGGGCTTCAGCCCGGGCAGGACATCAATCAAGTTCTCCAGGGCATCAAGGGAGTGCCGGTTGATCCCAACATCTACGCCACCCAGGAAGTCTTCCAGGACTTCCTCCGCGTGGTCGGCGATCAGTCGGCGGATCTTGGACCTACTGCTGGGGCCACCGCCACCGAAAGCAATATCGCCGCTCAAGCCAAGGCCACCGCGACGGGCTCTGAAGTCGATGATATCGACGACACCCTATCCGCGATGGCCCAAGCCGCCGGACAAATCCTTCTTTTGAACGTCTCCCAGGAGACCGTGATGGAGATCGTCGGGCCCGGCGCGATCTGGCCATCCCTCACCAAAGGCGACGTCGCCCGCAATCTCGTTCTCGACATCGAGGCCGGCTCCTCTGGCCGGCCGGATCAAGCCCGCGAGCTTCAGAACTTCGAGCGGCTCGCCCCGATCCTCATGCAGATCCCGGGCATCACGCCGATCTTCATGGCCAAGCAAGCCATTTCCCGGATGGACGACAGCATCAGCATCGAGGACGCGGTTACCTCGGGCATGCCGTCGATCCTCGCCCAGAACGGCATGCAGCCGGGCGCGTCTTCCGCCCCCGGCGCTCCCGATCCCAACGCGCAGGGGCCGCAAGGCGCGTCGAACAGCCCGGCCCCGCCGAGCCCACAATCTTCGGCGCCGACGCCGATGAATGCGGCTCCCCCTGGTCCGCCGCCTTCACAACTCAACTGATCGAGCGTAAGAGTTCAAACCGTGGCCGAAGATACCCCCTCGATCGCTACCACCCCATCGACGGCCACAACGGCGTCTGCGCCGCCCCCCGCCGCAGACGCCGGGTCTTCTGGCGAGACCACGCCATCGCCGGCGCAGTCAGGGGAAACCGGGAAAAAGCCGACACTACTCGACGCCGTCCTCAAGGTAGTCCCTGCCGACACCGAGGGTGACGTTCTTGCGGATAAGGCTACCGACGCTCCCGCGTCACCCGCCATCGTTAGCGGAGAGCAAGCAAGCCAAGGGACAGAAGGCGAAGACGACAATCCGACCGAGGCCGACACCGCGGACATGAAGCCGCGGATGGCGAAGAAGTTCAGAACCCTCCTTAACCAGAGGAGTGAGCTCCAGCGCCAGGTCGCCGATCTGCAACAGTTGCAGCCGGTAGCCGAGATCGGGGGTCAACTCGCAAACTTCGCACAGGAGAACGACCTCTCCTCGGACGACGTCGTCCGAGCGGTCTCTCTTGCGGCGGCCGTCAGGCGCGGCGACTGGCAGGGTTTTTACCAGCAGGTAGGACCCTTCGTCAGACGAGCGCAGGAGTATCTGGGATTAGTCCTCCCGGATGATCTCGGGCAGCGTGTCCAGCAAGGCCACATGACCGAGGCGGCGGCACGCGAGTTTGCCCGAACACGGTTCGACGCGGCGCGGGCGGAAGCTATCGCCGGTCAACGCGAGACCGAGGTTCAGTCGTCACGGGTCCAGCACGTCCAAGCCGATGTGCAACGGGCCGTCACCAGCTTCGAGACCCAACTGGCTTCACGCGATCCCGACTACCGGGCAAAAGCCGACGCCATCCGGCGGACCACTCAGGCGATCCTGCATGAACGCGGCGGGCGGATCAGTACGGTGAAAGAGGCCCTGGACATCGTCCAGGAAGCTCACGCCGAAGTGACCGCACAGTACCGGCGCCTCTTGCCGCCACCTCGCCCGACCAATCCGTTGCCGAATGGCAATTCGCAGCAACCATCGGCGCGTGCGGCCCCGAAGACCCTCATGGAAGCAGCCCTGCAAGGCTTGGAAAATTCGAGGCGTGAGCGCGCCTGATCCAAGGCGCAAACCCCATGGCTTTCACAGCCGGAGAAATCACCAATATCGCTAACGCCGCCCTCGATTTTTACTTCTCGAAAGGCGACGTGTTCCGTCAGACCCTTCAGAAGCGCCCACTCTGGGACGCTTTGACCCGCAAAAAGAAGTCCTTCCCCGGCGGCAAGGGCTCGATCTCGATTGGCGTGTCGGGCAAGTTCGGCGACGGCTCGGGCAACGACGTCGTCAAGGGCTACACCCACAACGACACCGTCAACTTCTATACGCCGGCCAACTTGCTCAGGGCGAACTTCCCCTGGCGCGAACACCATCTCGGCCTTCAGCTCACCCACACCGAGCTGAAGATCGACGGCATCTCCGTCGTCGATACCAACGGCGAGAACACGTCTTCCCACTCAGGGAGGGAGATGACCGTCCTCGTCGGGCTGCTCGAAGACAAGCTCTTCGACCTCGGCGAGAGCTATGCCCGCGGCATGAACCTCTTGTCTTACGGCGACGGCGTTGCCGACCCCAAGGCGATGGCCGGCATCGCCTTCCTCGTCGCCGCCAATCCCGCCGTCGGAACGATCGGCGGCATCAACCGCGCGACCGTCGGTAACGAGTGGTGGCGCAACCTCGCCCGGACCGCCGCGTCGGGCGGCGCCGTGACTTCCTCGCCGACCAACGGCGGGGCGCTCCTTCAGGAGCTCCAGAAGCAGCGCCGGCAGCTCATCCGCTACGGCGGCCAACCGACCGACGCCTTCTGCGGGTCCGACTTCCTCGGCGCGATGGAAACCGAGATGCGCGCCAACGGCCTTTACACGCAGACCGGCTTCAAGGGCGAGCAGGACGGCGCGATGGGCGGCATGAACTTCGCCGGCACCTCGTTCGTCTACGACCCGACGATGGACGATCTCACTCTCAACAAACGCTGCTACTGGCTCGACTTGTCGAACATCTTCGTCGAGGCGATGACCGGCGAGTGGATGCACCAGCACACCCCCTCCCGGCCGGCCAACCAGTTCCTCATGTACCGTTCGATCACGACGACTTGCCAGTTGGTCGGCAAGCAGTTCAACTCGTCACTCGTGATCGACATTGCTTGATCGACATCGCATAACTGTGGCCCGGTGCCCGCACCGGGCCACAACAAGAGGAAACGGTCATGCACTTCTGCGTCGCCCTGGTCGCCATCGCCAACGACGACCAGCAGGTCGTCCCGCGCGGGCCGTTCGAGCCGATCTCGTGGCCGGAGGTCGAAGTCCTGCGCACGCTCCACGGCGACGAGGCAGTGCGCGAGGTCAAGCCGTTCGTTTACGTCGAGCAGACCGCCAAAGCCGAGAAAGAACGCCTTGGCCTGATCTACGGCGAGGTGGTTCACAAGCAAGTTTGGGTCGGGCGTAACGCCCGCATGGAGCTCGACGCCGCCGAGATGACCCTGCTCGATCCGGGCACGCCGTGGCTCAACCCGCTGACCGGCGCGGTCGAGACCACGCCAGCAGAGGAAGAGATCACGGTCGAGGAGGTCGACGACGCCGAGGATGACGACCCCAAGCCGAAGCGGTCGCATCACAAGAGGAAAGAGCCTAGCGACGCCGAAGAGGTCATCTAGGTGCAGACCGACACTCTCGCCAACTGCGTCTATAACCTCCGCGCCGAAGCCGGGCACTCGCTCTCGACGACGCAGGGGCAGAACGTCGTCGACGTCCTCAAATACCTGCTCAAGCGGGCCCAGCTCGAGCTGTGGACCGCCTACCAGTGGCCCACCCTGATGCAGTCGGGCGACGTGCAGACGGCTGCCGGGCAGTTCGTCTATTCCTACCCCGCCACCTTCGACTTCGAGATGATCCGCAAGTCGTATGTCGCGCCGGCCAACGCCACCAACTGGCGCGATCTCGTCTACGGCCTCGATGAGACTTACATCATGCCCGGTGGCGCCAACTCGCAATCCGGCGACGGCCCGCAGGTCTGGCGCCCGGAAGGCAACCAGTTCCGCATCTGGCCGACGCCAGTCTCGAACACCTGGTGGATGCGCTTCCGTGGCATGAAGCCGCTCAACGCTTTTATCGCCGACACCGACGTCTCGACCCTCGACGCGATGGCGATCGTCCTCTTCGTCGCGTCCGAACTCCTCGCCCGGGCGAAGGCCGAAGACGCCGCTAACAAATTGAAGAAAGCCCAGGCCCACCTTCTCGCGATCCTCGGCAACACGGTTTCGGCCAAGCAAAGGGTCTCGACCCTTGGATCGGGAGTGAGCCTTCGCCTGCCGACGCAGGGCCTCGACTACATCCCGATGACGGGCTGATCGGTGCCATACCTCGCGATCGAGAATTTCGCCGCCGGTCTCGACACCCGCAAATCCGCCTTGACCTCGGCGCCGGGCACGCTCCAGCGCCTGGTCAACGCCGTCATCACGCCCGGCGGCGAGATCGCCAAGCGAAGAGCCTTCATCAAGATCGCCACCCTCACCAACTCCTTCGGTCTCGCCGCCACCGAAAGCGTTCTCTACGCCTTCACCCGCAGCGTCACCCTGACGCCGCCGGTGATTGCCGTGCCCGGCGTCTCGCTCGCCTACCAGAGCATCCCCAACACCTCGTTGACGCTGGCCCAGGTCGACTTCGACACCTTCAACGGCAAGATCTACATGACCGCCTTCGATCCCGCCGGGACCGTCGGCAGTAGCCAGGTCTTCCACTACTACAACGGGGTCCTGATCAATGACGCCTCGGGAACCCTCGCCAAGGGCCTCTACATCCGGACCTACCGCACCAAGGTCTATTCGGTGTCCGGCAACAACCTCTTCTTCTCGGCGATCAACGACCCGACCATCTGGATCGACCCGCCGCCCGACCCGCCGGCCAACGGCGCCGGCTTCATCAACCTCTCCAACCAGGACAGCGGCGGCGAGCTCCTCACCTCGCTCGAAGTCTATTATGACAAGCTCGCGGTCTTCTCTTCGGTCACCACCCAGCTCTGGGGCGTCGACCCCGACCCTCTCCAGAACGCCCTCGACCAGGTCCTGCGATCCGCGGGCACGATCGCGCCGAACTCGACGCAACAATATGGTTCGGGGGATGTCCTTTACTTGGCGACTTCCGGGATCAGGTCCGTGCGGGCCCGCGACGCTTCCAACGCCGCGGCGGTTTCGGATATCGGCTCCCCGATCGACGGCTTGCTCCAAAGTCTCTACACCACCAGAGGGCAGAGCTACTTCTCAAAAGCTAAAGCCCTGCTCGAACCGATCGTCGGGCGTTTCTGGATGGTCTTCTCCAACGAGATCTATGTCCTCTCAGCCTTCCCCGGCCCGAAGATCACCGCCTGGTCCTACTACACCGTGCCGTTCACCATCGACCACGCTGTGACCTGTGGCGGGCGCATCTTCCTGCGCTCGGGCGACGACCTCTACGTCTATGGCGGCAACGACGGCCAGCAATATGACAATTGCGGCGTCGAGATCCGGCTCCCCTACCTCGACATGGGCAAGCCCGCGACCAACAAGATCTTCGCCGCGATCGACGCGACGGTGTCCGGCTCCTGGACGGTCAAGAACTCCTTCGACTACGATCATCCCGACGACGAGGAGACCCTTGGCACCTTCTCGTCACCGACCTGGCGGGCACAGAAAGCCGCTCTCGCCGGGGAGAGCACGCACTTCTCGATCCGCTTCTACAACAACGACGCCAACGCGGCCCTCATATCCAATGCCGCCATCCACTACGCTCTTGCGGATGAAGAAACATGATCAACGAGCGCAACGCCAGAACCCAGGAGATGCTGAAGGCCGAGGGCCTCTATAAGGGCAAGATCGACGGCATCATCGGACCGCTCACCCGGAAAGCCCTTGAGCTCCATAATAAACAACAGTACCAGCCGCTGCCCGTGCCCAGACCCGCGGCCGGCGCGATCGCGCCAAGCCTCGAAGCTGGCCCACCGGGCGGACCCGGCGCGGAAGCCGCCGGGCAGCTCCCGCTGCTCGCCGGCGAAGAGGCGTCCGACGCCGGCCCCGATAGCGAAGCCGGCGAGGGCCTGCCGCCGATGCCCGACAGCAGCGCCTTCATCAACGCTCCGGAATACACTTATGGCGGCCCCAAGACCGAGAGCGCCATGGGGCTCCGCGATCTCTTCAACAACGCCGTCGGGCACGAGGTTCTCACCGACCCGAACCGTCCGGCTTACGTCCCCGGTTTCACCGGCGAAGCCTCACCGCCGCCGATGGCACCAGTGGACCAGGATCTCAGTCAGATGCTGCCGCTGATCGCGAAATCCCTCGGTGGTATCCTGTCGCGGGCGGTACGATGATCGAGATCCGCCAGCCGACCTTCGAGGATCTGCTCTTCGTGTCCGCCAACCTGCGGGCAGAAGACGTTCGCGAGCTCTCCATCACCCGGAACGACCTCGATATACCCTCACGCCTCGCCACCGCCGCCTGGTGCGCGAAATATCGCCGCTGCGCTTACCTCGGCGGCGAACCCACCTTCGCTTTCGGCGTGTCCGCCGTTGCCCACGATCACGGCCAGGCGTGGGGCTTCGGCACCAAGCACACCCGTAAAGTCATCAAGTCGGTGACTAAGTTCATCATCCGGACTATGGTCCCGGAGATGCTCCACGATGGGCTCGCAGCCGTGCAGGCGCTCGGTCAGCCCGAAAACCGATTATCTGCCCGCTGGCTCGGGCACCTCGGTTTCACAGCAGTCGCCAACTTGGCCGGGATTGGTGCCGGCGGGGAAGACCTGTTTCTGTGGGTCACGACCGCCGATGAACACCGCCATAACCACCATTCCGCCGCAGCGTAGGCTCGTCCAGAGGACCCTGGACGACGTCGACTTCGGGCTCGCCGGCAAGAGCGACGTCGACGAGCTCGTTGCGCTCTTCGACGATTTCTTCGAGGAAGCCGACTACAAATCCCGCGGCATCGTCTATGCGCCGTCCAAGGCCAAAGCCTGGCTGGACCGCGTGATCGCCTACGGCGCGTGCCCGCACATCATCGCCAGGAGCCGCGACGACAACACGATCATCGGCGTCACTTCTTATTCGCTCGACGATAGTTTTTGCTTCGCTCCCGTAGCGGTGCTCGGAACGC